TTTCTTATTTGACATAGTTAGTTAATTATAGTAATAAATATTCCATAATAAAAAAGTGAGGATTAACGCATCCTCACTTTCGGTGTTTTATTTTGTTTTTGAGCTTTTTTCATCTCTTCAGCTTCTTGCTTTTTAAATTCTAATAATTTATTAAAATAGAATTTTCTTAAATAGGTTGGCATGTGATAAACATCTGCCCAAGTAAATCCATTACCAAATTGAAGCATTTCCCAAATTTGGTTATGAAGTTGAGTCCTATAATCAGTTGGAAGGGTAAAAAAAGTTAATACCAAATGGTATATCAAGTGCCTCCGTATCACCTGTTATATCAGATGTAAATTCAAATTTCAAATCCAAATCAGGTGAAATTTCCTTTACATAGTTTCTAAATGCTTTTGTATCTTTTGCTAAGAATGAATTTTGTACCCATCTATTAACAAATCCTCTATCAGAATTTCCATCAACTGAAATAACCATATATCTTAAACGAGTTGTCACATCAAATGCTGTTCCACTGTTTTTGTTATATTTTTCTAATGCTTGAATTTCTTTATTGATTTCTACTTCATCAAAATGAGTCAATAATCTAAATTCAATTTCTTTTCCGTTTGAAGGTAATACAAATTTGTAAACATTTTTTGAATTTAAAACAGAAGTATCAACATCTTTTGTTTGTACTTTAGATAAATCAATTACTACATCTTGCTTTTCCAATGTAAAAGGGTCACTTATTTCAACTCTATAATCGGCACCATATCCTAAAATACGAGTTGCTAAAAGAATAGCATTTTTATCACCAATGTAAATATCATTTGTATTTAGACCAGGTTCTACAACGACTGATTCAAATAATTTGTCTAACACTATACCTTTTTTAATAAGGTTTTGTGATGCAAGGATATCTTCCTCTTTTGCTGTCATATATTTGATTTCACAAGTTCCTTTTCTTAATGGATGACCTTCAGGATAAACTAAACCTTGAGAAGGTAATTCAATGATTTCAGTTGGGAAATCAAATTTTGGTTGTTGCGGTGCACTTTGTTGAGGTGCTTGGTTAATTTGTACCATATCTGCCATAACTATAATTGTTTTTGTATATATAAATATATCTTTTTTAAAAAATTAGAAAGCATAAAAAAGGGGATATTTTATTATCCCCTTTAATTTTATTATATTTTGATTAGAATTCTAAGATTGCGTAATCATAAGTTAAAGTTAATTCAATAGTTGCTGGTTCGTTTGCATTTGAGAATGCTACTTCACCAAAGTTAGCTTGAGAAATAAATGCTCCTTTTAACTTCCATTGTTCTACTTTATCACCTACCGGTCCTAACATGTAGAAATCTATATCTTTTTTGTAAAAATCAGCGTATCCATCTCTACCTGTTATAGATTCGTGTCCTAATCTAACCCAATCCATTACGGCTTGTGCTCCAGAAGGAACGATTGGGTCATAAAGAGTGATTGTCAAATCTTGCCACTCACCTTTACCTTTCAACTTTCTATACACGTTGATGTGGTCTAATTTAACAGTCTCAAAGTTAATTTGAGGTCTGTTTGCTGCTTGAATTAAGTAAGATTGAATACCATCAATTTCCATGATGTATCTGTTCTTCATCTTAGGTTCAAAGTTCGTATAGAACATCTTGTCAAATTCTAATATATCTGCCATTTTATTATCCTTTATTTTATATTAATAAATATCTACTTTTTATTTTTCTATATTAAGCGTTAAAACTTGCTCCAGTTGGTAAGATGTTGAAATCAATTACTATGAATTCAGCTGTCTTAGCAGGTTGTAAGTAAATTGCTCCGGCTAATATATTTCTATCAATTACATCTGGAGTATTGTTGGAATCATCCATCACTACTTTGAATGAATACAAACCTTGTCTTTGTTGTACTGCCTCTAAGTAAGGATTAACAGTGTTTAAGAATCTTAATCTAGTTGTAGAAGTATTTTGTTCGAATACTAAATAACGAGATGTAGATGCTATAAACTTCTTCAAGTTGATTAACAATCTTCTTACATTGATTCTATCCAATGCAGATGCTTTATCTTGTAAAGTCTTTTGTCCAAATGCTACAATACCTTGACCAGGGAATGCTGCGATTGGGTTTACTTTGTTTTCGTATAATGTATCTCTTTCAGCGTGAGTTAATCTATTTAATACACTAACTGCTCCAGTTATACCACCTCTATTCAAACCTGCTGGTGCGAACCATTCAGCTGCTAATCTATCGTTAGCTGCGTAAACTGCTGGTAATAAAGTTGATGGTGGAACTGCTGTTAATTTGTTAGTATTTGCATCCACAGTTTTAACCCAAGGATAGTAAGTACCCACATAGTTTGAATCTACTTCATTTGCTTGTAATGTTACTTCTGCAATTGAATCAGATACACCAACAAAATCAGCGATATAGAAAGCATCTTGTCTAGCTTCTACCATATCAATCACTGCAGTTGTTACTGCTGGGTGATATGTTCTAATAACACCCGGAGTTACTACCATATTAATATCATACTCATCTGCGTTAGAAATTGCTGCAATTGCTTTATTATATGCAATTGAACCACTTGCTGTTGATTTTGAAAGGTCAAAACCTTGAGTGTTTGAATCAGTTATGTTTGAACCTAAGTAAATTGGAGTGATTGGGTTAGTACCATCAAATCCACCTTGAAATGCCAAAGTAAATTGTCTTTTAACCATATCAGCTGTTGCTGAACCTGTCATTTGGTAAGTTAAACCTAAATCTGCACTATCAAATCCAAAAGAAATGTTTGCTCCAATTTCTTCTCCATTAGGTAATGGTGCTAAATAGTTTTCGTTATCCATATATACACCTGCAGTTTCAAAATCAAATCCACTATAATATATTGGATTTGAAGTACCATTTCCTAAAGAACCTGTTGAGAATACAACAGTTGGTACTAATGATGCGTATGAACTAGCTTTGATTGGGTTGTAATATGCTTCATGTCCAAATGGTGCTGCTGAAATTGGGAATGAACCTGGCTCAGATACTATCACTCTAACATATTTAGATTGATTTACATAATCACCAGTTTCAGTAATTTTACCTGTATTATCAATCATAATATTTCTATCACCAATTCTTCTAGCTATATAGTTTGGAGAAGCAGGGTCTAAGTTTACATTATTATATGTTTCTAATACACTCTTTCTCTTATCAGTATCATTTCCTTTACGGATTGTTACAGTAAATACAGAATAATCAGTTGCTCCATCTTCACCTGCTGCTTTAACATTAGAAATAGATACTTTGTACTCAGTATTATATGTAGTACCATCACCTAAAGTTTCAAATTGGAATAAATCATATCTTTCTCCATTGATTAATTGAGATTGAACCATTGGAGTCATAGCTGGTTGTGCATCCATTCCAAAATCTTGCAATGGAAGAATGTGTGAAGCCACATCTACACCACCTTCTTGTAATAATAAAGATGCTGAATTAGCGAAGAATTTATATGCATATGCATTATACTTACTTCCGTTCACATCACTACCAAATACTGCTGTAATTTTATTTGCAGATGTATTATCAAGTGATGCAGAAATACCAGTAGCTCCGTTAAATTCAGTTCCTTTAATTACAAAAGAACCTTGATTTACCGAATCACTTAATATAGTTGCTGTTGAAGTTACATATTGGTAGTTTTTACCTTTTGTATTTGAATACAAAACTCCTACAAGTTTTGTTTCATTTCCTTCCAAGAACAGACCAACAGGTCCTGCTTGCTTATATCCACCAACACCACCAACTCTTACGATGGTTGCTGTGCCAGCTTCTCTTAAATAATTTTGTACTGCGTATTCAGTATAATAAGTTCCATCAGGAGTTCCGAAAATATTCTCGAAATCTGATTGGGTGTTTACAATAGTAGGAACAAATGCAGGTCCTTTCTTAAAAGGTCCTATAAATGCTGCTCCGATTTGTCCAATTCCAGTTGAAAGGAATGATAAATCGTTTTCTCTAGTAAATACACCTGGTGATACAATTCTTTCTGCCATGTTATTCCTTGATTCTTTGTTTAAGTAATTTATTTTGACATGTTGTCAAAAATACAAGTATAAATATAAAGAAAATGTTCAAAACATAATTTTGTTTTCGCAAACCATGCTTTGAACATTTATTATTGTTAAATTATCTTTTTATTATAGATTTGAAGGGATTGGGGTTTGATTTAAATTACCCTCACCATTCAATGCTGCTAAATCTGCTGCTGTTGGAGTAACCGAACCAGTTGACCAAGGTAAATCATAATTAAGAACTTCTTTATGTTCAAATTTACTCTTACTAACTTCAGCTTCAATTACACCGCTAATATGGTCCCAATATCCATGAGAACCAGTTACTACTGCTTTAACCCAACTAATTACGTGTTGTTCTTCTAAATCTTCATATGCTATGAAGTTATCATAATCAACTTGTGATAAAGTAAAAGGAGTAGCTCCACTAAAAGTTCCTTCGTTACCATCACTATCAGTTGCAGTTAATTTCCAATGAGTTCCAATAATTACACCATTTATACTATCGGTGTTTTGTTTTTTAAGACCTGTTATTTGCCAATTATATGTGTATGCCATATTTGTTTAATTTTATATAAATATTATAGATTTTGATTTTGCAGATGTTCAACAACAGTAAACCCAAAAAAGTCACACATTGCATCTGCTAAATGTGTATTACTTCCTGTCCATGCATTTAATACATTTTTTGGTGCATCCCACGAACCAACTGCTATTATATTATCAGGAATTGCATCTGATTCTCTTTGTGGATTTCTATATCTAAGTTCGTATCTAACATGACATGTATCAGGACCTAAATCGTAACTCATAATATTAGTTGCTACTATATTAACTCTATTACCTAATTGTGTTGTTTCTTGTATTTTTGTAAAAATCATATAAATTATTTTTTATCCGTTTGAACCTGATGTGAATGCGTTATTGTATGCTTCTGACCAAGTTGGGCTTGTTTGTAATGCAATACTATGGTCATCAATTATATTTTCTGCTCCAAACAAATCACATAATTTATCATATAATTTTGCATATCCAAATTCAAAAATAGTATGATTATGTAATTGTTCCCAATCAGCTACTTTGACTGTTGTATCATAAGTAGTCATTTCCGTTATAGTTTGTGTTTCCGTTTGTGTATAAGTTCTATCACCTATTTGTCTTTGTACAGTAACACTTACAGGTTTTTCTAATGGAACAGTAACACTCATTGTTATTTCTTTTTGAAGAAAAACTTTAAATTCTTTCAAATCCAAATGAAATGAAGTTAAATGGTTTGCTTTACCATATGTTGCTACATTTGAATCTGCAAGTATAGCTTCATCTTTTGATTTGTAAATGTGTACATCAAAAACACATTCACCTGTTTTCATTACTCTATACTCGTTAATTCTAACATAAGCATTAGAGACCAATCCTCTATCAGTTCCTATTGGTGTTGTGATAATAAATGCCATATAAATTTTTTTTAATTAATCTTTGATAATAAATATTCGTTTGATGCTTTTAAGTAATTCACTTCGTTTCTTAATTCTTTAACCGATGCAACAAGTGCAGGAATTAACATTGTGTAATCCATATGCAACATTCCAGACAATTCTTCGGTAGTTACTGCTTCAGGGAATACTTCTTGAACATTTTGAGCAATAAGACCCATCTTAACATTAGTATCTAATATATGATTAGGGTCTAAATTATTGAATTTGTAAGTAAAGTATATTGGAACAAGGGTATCCATTTTATCCAATATATCTTGTCCATCCAAATATCCATGAATATCTTTTACTCTAATATCGGAATAACTAACCCATCCATAATAATAAGGATACAATATAACACCACCATAACTACCACCACCACTTATCATATACATGTAGTTGTAGCCATCGGTTTGTCCTACCCAGTTATATCCACCAGAACTTCTCCAATATATACCAAATCCACCACCTACATCAATGTTTCCATCGGCGTTATAGTTCATATTAAGGAACTGACGTAATCTAGTAGAACCTTCATTATTAAATCTAATAAATCCGTATGTTGTTGAACCAGGTGCTGCAAAACAGTTGTTACCTCTACTATAATAAAAACTCCATCCGTTACCATTTTGTACATACACACCACCATTACCAGACTCATACATCAAGTTATTGTAATAACCTGAAGGGTCTTGTCCCATCCAACCAGTATAACCACTTCTATTCCAACCCCATGTTTCCATAGCGCCATATGAAGAAATTAAGCTAGCTCTAATGTGTGCTGAGTATGCTTGCCAATAAACTCCACCACCACCATTTAATCTGAACCATCCGTTTGTATAAGGGCCATCACCAAATGTAGGAGCTGAATCCGTTCTTACTGATTGGTTAATATTATTACTCAACCAACCCAAATATCCTAACCATAAGTTACCGCCAGTATTAATATATGCATATTCACTACCATTACCTCTAAAAATAAAGTATCCACCATTATTTTGTAGGAAGTACATGTGTGCACTATGCCATTGAATTTTATTGTATTCACCTGTCCATCCACCAGAGTCAGAATATAACATATATCCTGGTCTAATGTAAAGGTTATTTGTAGTTACACCATTCAAACTACTACCACCATTAGGATTTAAGTAATATCCACTATCATCAGTATCATAGAATATTGGTGCTCTAAATGCTCCACTTGAATATGTATGACCTCCATTGTACCAGTTCATGTAGATATCATATCCACCACTATGCGGGTCCATATGTAAGTTACCATTTGTAGTAAATACCTGTGCATAGTTACCTTGGTTTACTGATTGTCCAATCCATATATAGTTACCCCAGTTGTATCCAGGTCCAAATAATGCACCACCTCTCATTCTCAATGCCGCATCCGATGTTGAGTTAGGGTCAATATAATATCCAGTATCATCCGCATCATAGAATATAGGTGCTCTCATTGAACCATTTGCCCAAACAGTGCTACCATTATCCCATCTTAAGTTCCATCCTGCTATACTATTTGGTGAACCATATGCCAATCTCCAGTCATTTGCAGATACATTCAACATTAATCCCCAATAAGTTGATGGGTTATTCATTGCAAATCCACCACTATTATTTGCTCTATCTGCACGGAATGTATTTTGTGCAATTACATAGTTCATATTTGTAGTACCATTAGGGTCTACATAATATCCAGTATCGTTTGCATCGTACATAATAGTAGCGTAGATAGAGTTAGAATAGTTATTAACTCCATACATTACAATTTGATACCAAGAACCTGGGTAAGGCCATGAAGGACGGAATGATAATACAGTATTACCACCACCTGCTGTCAACTGCCATCCATATCCATATCCTGAATAAGGAGTATAGTGATATGCCTGTATAGTTTCATAGTGAGATGTATCACCAGGTGATTGTGCCGGAGAACCCCAGCTATCGTTGAAACCACTACCCCAATACATCATATCGTTGAATGAAGTAGTACCCCAACCTCTTGCACCTGTCCAATAGTTTGCATCACCGGTGTAATCAGAACGTGGTGTATTATAGTGAGAACTTAACATAATTCTTGATAAGCTTCTACCACTAAAATAGTTCATGTTTGTTGTACCATTCGGGTCATCATAATAACCCGTATCGTTTGCATCATAGAATATAGTTCCATACAAAGATGAACCATAGTTGTAACCATAAGTTACTACTCTATATCCATTTGCATAAAGGTCATACACATTGAAATAGAAGTTACTTCTATCAGTATAAATGTGAGCATGTCCAGAGTTAGCAGGTCCAAATTGAATCCAACCATATGGAGTGTTATGACGATAACCCCAATCACCACCTGCAAAATAGTAACCACCATTACCATAATCCATTGATGATAAACGAGAACGTCCGTTAGGGTCTGCAAAATATGAAGTATCGTTTAAATCATAATAAATTGGAGAATACATTGCAGATTGTGCTGCAATACCTGCTGCTGCGTTTACATATCCGTTAGATGCTGCGTTCCAACCAAATGGTGCAGTAGAACCACCACCATCACCAACAAATAAAGAACCATCCATTTGTACGGATAACTGACCTGGATTAGATGCAAAAGTAAATAATTGTCCTGCTCCACCATATGTTACTAAAAATCCAGCTGCAAATGATGTATTTGATGTATTACCACTCCAAATTCCATTATTAGTTGCGGTATCTAAATACAATTGAGTTCCTCTTAATCTAATACCACCTAAATTTGAAGTTTGGTTTGCATCTAAGAAATACGAAGTATCATCATAATCGTATCTAACATTATGATAAGATGTTGCTCCCTGTAATATTCTATAAGGTCCTAAATATATTTGAACATCAGTTGCTCCTGCAAATCCTTGGTTACTATTATATGAATTTACTTGGTCAAATCTCCAACCATGTGGATTGTATGTACCAAATCCACCATATCCAGCACCATTCCAGTTTTGAATGAAAGATGCGGAGTTGTAATATCCAGTATTAACTGTATAAGATATTGCGTTTAAGTTTACAATATATGAGAAACTATTAGGGTCTACATAATATGTTGTATCATTGTAATCATAGAATATAGTACCTCTATTTTGTCCTGCTACTGCGAAGTTAGAGTTTGCCCACATCCAGCTATTACCATAGTTTGCACCATCCAATTCCAATACAGTACTATCAGCTCTTAATCTCAATCCCCAATAACAAGCTAATTGTATCATTGCAGGTCCGTTCCATCCACCAACAGTTGATGTACCCAAACCATACCATGTTGAACCATTTACTTGGTCACCCACATTTGTTGATGAGTTACGAAGTAGATATTGGTATGCTGCCACATTGTACATACTTGAGTATGATGCAGGGTCAGTATAATATCCTGAGTTATCGTTATCGTAGAATATTGATGCGTAAATTGCGTTTACACTTGTGATGTTACCACCACCATGTGTAGTTGTACCATACAACCAGTTTGTACCTGCTGAATAAATACCAGATGGATGCCATGTTGCTGAACCCGTTCCACCAACATTACCATTACCTTGATAAGAGTATGCAACCATTGCATTTGCATTGGATGTGTTTGCAGGGTTTAAATAATATGTTGTTCCACCATTTGTATAATAAACAGGTGAATAAAGTGCACCAGTGTTAGAATCAGGTGTTACATAAACATTGGAATTATCCATTCTCAATGTTGTAAAGTTAGAGTTACCTTCCGTACCTGTTCCTAAGTTTATTCTTTTTGATGTACCTCTATTTGAAATAATTAAATAACCATTTCCATCATGGTTTAATGAAAATCCTTGAGTATTATATGCTGCATAAGAACCAAATGATTGTGAACTACCTCCAATACCAATAAATGTTCTATGTGTACCATTTTCAAAAAATTCTGCTAAACCATATGTGGTAGAGTCATTAAGATTGAATTTAACATTATTACCAGTACCATAGTTATTGTTTAAGTAAGATTGTCCGTTTACATTTAATGCGTTTATATTAGATGTTCCTGTTGTGTTTAAATAATAACCTGTGTTATTATTCATATACATTGCACCACTTACAGTTTTTTGTAAATCCCAACTTCCCCA